GTGTGCAAGTTCAAATCTTGTCAACCAGATACCATAATCATAAATAGAATATACTACTTCTCTGGTATATTCGTGAGATTGGCACCTCACTCTCAGAGCCCCTCTACGGGGCTTTTCTTTTATCTTGACTTTCTATCTCAGATAATATAGAATACTAAAGTTGTCGGGCTGCTAATGGATTAGGAATTTCTCTAGCTAAGGAATTTTTGTGGGTTCAAATCCCACCGGCCCGACTCTCTTATTTATTCAGATTGCTTTTACTTGACAACTATTTACATCTACAGTAGTATGCACATTCAATCTGGTTGTGGCGAAATTGGCAGACGCAATCGTTTGCCAAACGATTACTAGAGAAGTAGTGTGCAAGTTCAAATCTTGTCAACCAGATACCATAATCATAAATAGAATATACTACTTCTCTGGTATATTCGTGAGATTGGCACCTCACTCTCAGAGCCCCTCTACGGGGCTTTCCTTTTACCTTGACTTTCTATCTCAGATAATATAGAATGTTCTCTGTGTGGGATGATGGTGAAATTGGTAAACACAAGCGTTTACCAAACGCTCGGCGACCAGCCTTACGAGTTCGATTCTCGTTCATCCCACCATTTTTGATTATGGTCGCCGAACAGTATAAATAATATCATGACGTAGCTGGTCGCCGTCTACTCAGTTCAGTTATTGGTACACTGAACGCCACTAAAGCCCCATAATCAGGGGCTTTTCTTTTACCTCGGCTTTTTATCAGGGTTGTATCTTGGACTATCAGGGTTCATATGACAGTTAGCACCATGGAATCTTGCATAACCATTTACCGCCACATCTTGATTACACCATTCGCAATGCTTCTTTTCTCTAACTTTGCCCCGATTAGCATCTCCTCTCCGTTGCTTTTCCTCATCTGTTTGCTTTCTTCCTCGTATCTTATCGCCAATTAGAGACTTTGTATCATCAGAATGTTTTTTTCCAAACATAGGATTTTTTTCACCTGAGTACATTTCTTTTCGCTGTTCTTTGTACTCATCGCTGAATTCCTTTCGCTTTTTGCCTTTCATTCTATTTTCCAATTTGTTATTAAAGTCATATCATAGCATTTACCACCACGGATGTCAATCTTTTTCGCATTTCTTTTTGGTTGACAATCTGATATTTGTCGTGTAGTATTGCTAAATACTTGTCATAATAATCACGAGTTCAACACTATGAGCAACGAACAACAAATAATAAAAGACTTGATCAAATCTAAGCCAAAGCATTATTCTAAGATGGTTCAGAATAATCCTGAACTATGGAATTGGGTACTAGCAAATTCTACCTCCAGTGACGAAAGTGTACCTGCTAAAATCTATTCAGCCATCACTGGGACATCTGGTGCTTGTCCTAATGGAAATCAACATAGATACAAAGGCCCATCTGTTGGTTGGGGAAGTTGTGGACCAGTGTCTACTTGTCAATGCGTAAAAGCATCCATAGCCCTAAATGTATCAAAAAGTAAAGCCAATAGATCACAGGAAGACATTGAACGTGAAAACAAAAAACGAGAGGAAACAAACAAGAAAAAATATGGGGTGACCAACACTGGCCAGACAAAAAAGGCCAGAGAAAATCATAAAGCATTCTACAATGACCAAGATAAGGTTGCTGTTCAAGTCGCCAAAGGTGAACAAACAATGCTCACAAAATACGGGGTAACCAATGCCGCCTATCTTGATTCGGCGATTGAAAAATCAAAAAACACCAATCTTGCCAAATATGGATTCGAGAATGCAATGCAGAATCCAGAAATATCAACTTTGGCTGGACAGAGACGAAAAGAATTATGGGATCCGACCGAACTACTCAAAAGAAACTATCATAGATTCGTGGATAAGTGCGCTCGTGTGTGGCGTGTACAACCTTTAGTATCAGAAGAACAGTTCAAGGGAGTTTCCGACACCGGTTCACTTGATTGGCAGTGTTTAGATTGTGGACATACCTACAACCAAAGATTTCACTGGGGAAGACCTCCAGTATGCAGAGTATGCAATCCGCCAGAAGTGAAATTCGAGAGTCAGGAGGAAATTTCGTTACGAGATTTTATCAAGTCAGTGTATTCTGGACCGATGGTCGTCAGAGATCGTTCACTAATAAATCCATATGAACTTGATATTGTATTGCCAGAGATAGGGATAGCTATTGATTACGGCGGATTGTATTGGCATTCTGAAAAGGCGTCGGAAAAACGAGACCGTCCTAAAAAATGGAACTATCACGAGACTAAAATGAATTTAGCAGAATCCGTAGGTCTTCGTTTACTCACGATATTCTCCGACGAATGGCTAACAAAGCGACCTCAAGTAGAATCAGCACTCAGAAACATATTAGGGATAAATCAGACTAAAATAGGAGCAAGAGAATGTCAGGTTCAAAAAGTAACCAGACAAACGGCAATAGCGTTTCACAACCAACATCATTTACAAGGAGCCGCTCTCAGAAGTCCAATTAACTATGGTCTTTTTTACAAAAATACGCTGGTGTCAGTTATAAGTTTTTCTACCAATACCGAGGGTCATTATCTCACGAGATATTCTTCTTCAAAAAGAGTAGTGGGTGGATGCAGCAAACTCATCAAATATGTTGGAAAACTTGAAAAGATCAAAAACATTACGACCTATGCTGATCTGAGATGGAGTCAGGGCAAGATGTATTATTCTATGGGATTTCAAGAAATATCAAGAGTGCCACCAACTTACGATTATGTCGGAACTGGCTACAGTGAAAGATTTGAATCTCGTACTCTGGCAAAAGAAATTCTTGGAAATAATCATACTACCAACCAATGGGAGAGACTACAAGAACTTGGCTACGATAGAATCTGGGATTGCGGTAAAATAAAGTTCAATCTTAGCGTAGAATCTGTGTCTGAAGACACTTCTCCGCTTGACTTATTCGTATGGTAGTGCTACAATAATCATAAATCAACAACACTACTTTCATTGATGTGGGCACAATAAAAAGGGGAGCCACCGGCTCCCCAAATACATAACAGAAATGCTGTTCCGTGTATCTTTCTTTCTTGTATTAGGAGAAAGAAAGGTTCTGGACTGCAATTTCCCCCACGTAGTCGGCAGCGTTACCAAAACTGCTCGCGGTATTAGTGAGCTCCACAAACCCGTAGCGAGTCATAAACGAAACTACTGGCTCAAAAGTTGAGGGGTCCAGTACGACACCGCTTGACATCAACGGAATGTATGGGCAGTAGAACGCTGGAGCGTCTGCTTCAGATGTACCTTTATAGCCAACAAGGACTGGTTGGGTATCAGGAGCATAGCTATTCACGAATACACGCATTGCGCCATTTAGGGTACCGACGAACTTGGTGTTGGTGGGTGCTTCAAATGTGCCTTCAGTTGTACGAGCGAACGCTGAAGTAGTAGCAGACTGAAGTACAGTCAAGCTGGCGCTGGATACAACGGCCCAGTTACCAGCACCACGACGGGTGCGTTGAGCGATCAGGTTGGCTACACGATTGATTAGAACAGCTAGAGCAGCGTGTTCGTCACCAACGAAGGTAGCGGTACCAGATACGGTAGCTTGGTTGTAAGTGTATTCAGTGGCAGCAAGGCTAGACAGTGACAGGAGGATTTCCTGATCAATTTCAGCCGTGATTTCTTGAGCTAGAGCAGCCATAATTTCTGCTTCAACATCAATACCATGCATAGCTTGTGCGTCTTGTGCTGCTTCAAAAGTCCAACGTGCTTGGAGCTTACGAGTCTTGGCTTCAACGGCTTGCTTCAAGATTTGAACAGAAATCTGCTTACCACCGGTGCCTTCCATGTTAGCAGTATTGTTGCCAGTGTAACCGGTAGCTACGGCTTGACCTTCTGGAACAGTAGAATATGCTGTTGCGATGGTGAAGGGGCTTAGTGCTTCTTGGCCGGCTGTTACGGAGGTAGCAGCTAGAGAGTTATCCTGTAGAGATTGGGCATAACGAACACGTAGAGTGTGAATTTGACCAACTGGACCAGTCATAGGTTGAACACCAACAAGTTCGTTAGCGATAACGGTTGGCATTACACGACGAATGACAGGTAGGATAACCCGGTTTAGAGTGGCAATGTTGCCAGCCGTGGTGGAACCAGGGGAAGCATTTTCTTTCAGATACTTCTTGGTGTTTTCCAGAATTACATTCATGGAATTACGCTTATTGCCAGCTAGACCTTCGAGGAGTGCCTCTTTAGTCTCAGACCAGCGACTTTCTAATAGTTGTGACATCTATGTCTCCTTTTTTAAACTTAGATTTTACAGTCCTGCTAACCGTTTTAGTTCTACGACATTATCTACTGATGTGTCTTCTTCTATTACGGGTTCACGGACTGTTTTATCGCCAGTTGCTACTGAGACTGATTCAGTGAGGGTCCGATTGGACTTTCTTGAACGGTCTTCAAGTACAGCTGGTAGATACTTTTCAAATGCGTTTTTCAACCGAGGGGTTTGAACGCTTTCAAGCAAGTTACTCATGACTTCACGCTTCTCTCTGTTGAGAGGAGCTAACAATTCTTGGAGAGTTTGCTCTCGTAGATTTGTTTCTTTAACCATACGTAACTCACGTTCTTTGTTTTCAACGAGAACACGTGCTTCTCGGTTGACTTTTTTGGCTTCGTCTAGTTGATATTCTTTGGCTACAATGATATCATGTAGCTTGCGAATCTCTGTATTTTCGCTTAGGTATGTTGCTCCAAATTCGGCAGCATAGGCTTCAAAAATACGACGACCAAAATTATTTTCACGAGCCACCTTGATGTCTTCGTGCAATTGATTGATTTCTGCTTTCAGATGTTTGCTAACTGAATGGCTCAGTCTTTGAGAACTTTCTTTAACGAATTTTCTCTTTAGACCTTCTAGTTGTGAACGTGCTTCGCGAACCAATTTTACTTTGGTTTCAACCACTGATCTTTTATCTTGTGCGAATTCATTGATTTCACGAGATAAGGCTTTTACAACAAAACTCTCAAGTTTGGCCAGGCCATTTTGGTGTGAGGTTCTGTCTCTGCGCAGTTCTCCGATTTCTTCTGCCAATTTAGATACCAAGAATTTATTATATTTTTTGGCATCTTCTTTGATCTTGGCTTGGAATTTAACACGGTCTTCAACTAGGGCTTGTCTTTCTTCTTTAATCAATTTGATTTCATTGACAAGACTTTCAGTTACCATTTTATCCATCGCTTCAACCATAACAGATTGATCATGAGCATAGCGTTGTGCCATTTCTTCACGAATTTCTGCTTTGGCAGCTTCTTTTGCTTCTGCGAGTTTGCTTTCCCATGCCTCATTGATGGCTTGTTGAGCATCTTCGTTAATCAAATAGCTGCTTAGTAACGGTTTTAGGCTATCCATAGTATTCCCCTTTTTGTTTACTAATTCAAATTTTGAATTAGTGATTTTAGTATGCGTCTATGACATACTAAATCTGTTTAATTAGTGAGAAATTCTCACTTACGGTTATCAATTGATTTTTAGGTCTTTGATAAATTTAATCAATTCGTTTGTTACGAATTTTTGTGCTTGGACTGACTTCGCCGGATCACCGTACATATTCAGTAGTTTTTGACCACCACGATGATTCATTAGTCCTTCATATATTGCTTTTGGATAAGCGTTGGGTGCGCTTGGTTGTGCTACGATATCCACTGTCACAATTTCAAAGTCACTGACTCTGCCATTCATGTCATCTACGTTACCACTACCACGACTACTCACGCCCAATTTAACACCGGCCCCAAGCATAGCACCGATAGTATTACCCATAGGAGTTGGTATAATTTTCAGTGTGCCAATGCCATTAGGCCCATCAATATACATATCAGTAATGACGTGACTGACCCTATCAAGATTGATTTTTAAATCATCAGGATGATCGATTTCGCCAAGCACAGGAATATCTCTTTTGATTTGTTCCATCAACGTACCAACGGCACGACGAATTTCATCTCTTGGATATACTCGCTCATTAGCGTTCTTTACATCACCCTCAATAAATATACCCTTCATTGTCCAAGTTTTACCAGTAGGTGAATCTACTGATTCAACCACGGCATTGCTTCTCGTTGGAGCGATATATTCTTGGAGGAGTGTCTTAGTCATTTCATTATTTCCTTGTCATCTATTGCTTATAATACGTAGAGGCTACTTCATTGGTGAACCCAAGATCAATAACGACCGGTTGTTCACGATATAACCCCCAATTTGCCGCTCTTTGAAAATCACCAAGATTGAGTCCAAACGAAGATAATTCTGATAAACTATCTGTATACTCATTAAAAATCTCTTGACTTTGTTCATCAAGTGATTCGTAATACTGATTAGCTGCACCTAAAGACCACAATCTTTTATTTTCCGATTGATATTCCGCTCGTGCCACCAAATAACTCAGTTTCCCACATTTCATAATATCGCACAGCTTTTTCTCGGTTGCCTTCTTAGCCATTTCAGTATGAATCCATACTGGATCGGCATGATCTTCATCATAATCAATCAACGGTATAACAATGTCAGCAATATACGGATCATCTAAAATTTGAGCTTCTGCTGCATTTTGAGCCATACCTTTGCCGTTATGAGCGACTTTCAATACAGTCTGTCTACCTTGATAATCAATGATAAACGCTGTTCTTGATGAACCCTTTCCCAGTTTTTGTGCGCGTTGAACAATATAATCAATGCGACTTTTATACGATTTTTGAGGAGTAAGTGCAGTTTTGTCCCAATCTTGGGGAAGTGGTACTTCCAAAACTACTTCCTTACTCCTCATATTATTCGCCGTTTATGTACTATTAATCTTTAGGGAACGGAGTCCTTGAGTTAACACCACTGGCTTGACTTGTGACAGGCTTAGGTGCTGCGCTCAGTTTAGAATTGTCCTTAGATGGAACATTCTTGAACTTACCGGCATCCGGTAGATTACCTACCTTCGGATTAGAGCGACCATGAGCAGTATCACCAACCATCTTTACTGGCTTAGTGACTGCACCAACCGCACCGCTATTGCTAGCATTGATACTCTTTTTGTTAGTACCTTCTGGCTCGGTTGTTACAGGCTTTGGTGCTGCTTGGAGCTTGACGTTTTCATCAAAACGATCATGCTTTTCGTCCCACTCAATGTCCTTAGCTACTTTACGACCGGCACGTTCTGCCTTGCTATCTTCTTTGCCACGACGTTTGCCACGAATGCCATCTTTCTTGCGCTCGTCCCATTCAATGTCTTTGGTTACTTTACGACCAGCTTTTTCGGCACGATTATCACGCTTGTTGGTAGATTCACGCTCAGAGATAAATTCTTCTGTATCATCAACTTCAAGTTCATCACCACCATCAACATCAAAATCCATTTCTTCAGAATCAGATTCATAATCACTATCATAGTCATCATCACCAAAATCATCATCATCTTCGGAGTCAAAATCAATTTCGGATTCAGAATCAGACATTAAGGCTTCAAATTCTGCCATTAGTGCATCAAGTTTATCTTCAAGATCAACAACCTTATCGGAAGCTACCTTATAGTCATCAACGGTATCTTCAATGCTATCGGTGCTGATTTCGTCATCGTATTCATCGTCGAAATCTGAATCAAAATCTACAGAGATTTCTTCATCACCAAAGTCGGAATCAAAATCAAGTTCTTCCTCATCAGAAAAATCTTCTTCTTCGCCAAGATTTTCCTCATCGGTCTCAACATCTTGCATAAATGAATCAGAAGCATCGCCACCAAAAGATTCGCATTCTTCCTGTTCCGCAAGGTCCATCATATCTTCATAAATTGTCCGAGATGCCTCGATCACGATCTGATGGAACAACTCCTGTGCTTTAGCGGGCTGATCATTGATCACATACTCAATTAATTTTTCATACTTGTTCATTTGCTATTCTCCTAAATGTAGCTCGTTGTTGTATTTACACGCAATAATAAAAAACTACGATAAAACGTAGTTTTTTAATAGTTTTTCAAGATTTTAATCGCTTAAAAAGCACCGCCAGCCATCGGTTGCTCAGTTGCTCCATATTGCTTCTGAACATTTTCTATTTTTTCATGATACTCCGCTGTCCGAATATCATTTAGTTGTCGCAACTTAGATATTTGCCTTAGCGTCAATCTTGTTTGACGAGTACTAGAAAGACGAGTCTGGCTATTATCATCGCTAATATCCTGATACGCCTGATCAGTTGATTCCCACATTTCATTTAGTAACATTTTTAATCTCCTTAAACTACCGGACCAGGTGCCGGTGGAGGCGCTCCTGCCATTGCGGTTGTTTCTCCACCCCCTGCCATTTCCATTGATTCTGCCCCGCCAAATCCAGCAGCATCACCGATTTCCATCTGTTCAGCCGATGTTGAATCTGCCTCAAATGAACCAGGAGTAGCACCAACACTTCTCATTTCTTTACCCTCAGTTTCCATCTGAGATTCGCCCTTTTCTTCTCTCCACATTTTTTCATTCTGAAGCATTTCTTCTCTCGTTAAGCCAAGATACCGCTCTAATAGGAATCGTTTACTCATATAAGCCAATGGTTCTAATTGAACAAAAGCAGCAATTCTTGTTGAATCAAGCTCTGTTTGGCGATAACTGGCAAAATTTTGCGGAGGGTTGAATTTGATATTGAATAAGCCAGAATCAATATTGAATCCTCGCCATTTCATAAACATCTTGAATTCATCATCCAACTTTTGCATGATCAGATTTTGTAGTCTTTCACAGTATTGATTAAACCTATATTCTTGAATCAATGCTGTACCGACTCTACCATCTTCCATAGCTCTATCTGAATCGTCGGGGCCAGTTGGTAGATATGAACTGGGCACTCTTAATCCTCTCGCCATCTTGTTGTTGAAGTACTTCAGGTCATCGATCTGCCCTAATGAGGAATTTTTCGTAAATACGCCACAAGATAGAGCAAATGTGTGATAATCATGATACAATTCATCTCCATCAATTGTTAAGGTACCCACTGGGATTTTTTCATCCAAATACTCAATTTTTGCAATACGATGATTATGAATAGATTCCTTTACACGGAAATCTTTCCAACCTGAATATCCGAATTGCTTAACCAATGCAACTAATCCAGTGGCAGTAAATCCTCTATTGATAGTCCAATTTCGAACCTTTTTATTTTTATTCAATTCATATAACTGATCCAATAATTCAATATCATTATTGAGTTCGTTAACAATATCATTAGCTGTAATTTCATGAGTGGTTTTTCCATGAACCAGATCAATAATTCTACGCAACATTTCATGTGAATACGTAACACGCTGTAATTCGGACATCGCCTCACGTCGCTCGGTGTTGCCTTCCCAATCTCTGGCATTACGTTCTATCATGAACTCACTGCGTTCTTTGCGTCGTTCGTAAGTCCATCCTTCACTCAATCTTTCTCCTATCCATAAACGATAATTTTCATCTGTTTTTAATTTTTTAGACCTATTTTTTGACCCTTGAGCAAACGCTTTTCTGCTATTTTCCGCTCTTATTTCTCTCTCCTCGTCGCTCAGTGACGCTACATAATTAGTTAAAGATATTGCTTGTCTTTTGTAAATTTCGGACAATACCTCGTCTGAGGCATTATCTCGCCAATCCATAAAAATTCTTTTACATTGATCACGGTATTCTTGATATAATGTAGGGTCATTGATCTTCATATCTTCTATGCGCTTTTTTGCAGCAATTGTTCCTTTTATTTGGTCCTCACGCGAAAATCCCCTATCACTGTGTAATATCTTGTGGTCATCCCATGACATCCACACTAAATTTTCAGGAGAGTTGTCATATCTATTATAATTTACATGATGTCTAATTTCATAATGACCATTACTAAAATCTTCGTTGTACACATAATAAGCGCATAATGAGTCTTTAAAGCGATCAGCTACCATTCTATGGGTATACTTCCAAGTCTTATCATCGTTATCAAAAAATTGCTCGTAGTCACGTTTTATTCCGGTGGAAATTTGCTCCATCTTTCTATACAACGGAATCAAACTATCACCAACTTGTAGTTGCTCGGCTCGTTTGAAGTCACTGTCATATTGCGGCCATTGATGATCGGGTGTACAGACAATCTCTTCGCCGTTATCAAGAGTTATTCGCATAACTATTGCGGATTTTTGAGTCATTCCTGCCCAACTGATTAGACCCGGCACAATCTTTCCCGTCCTTGGTTCGCAAGAATATGCCCATAATTTTTTGTTTGTTGCCAATTCATCGCTGATTTCAGATATTGACAGTTCTCTGCCATCCAGTAACGGGACGAGAGTATCCATGGCAAAACAACCACCGGGAAGTGTTTCTACACTTGAACCTCTTCCATCGCTGGAATGTGGAAAAAAATAATCTTCATTAATAGAGTTTTTAATAAAGATTCCAGCCTCAATTGCGAATGTATGATAATCATGCCATCTTTCAGTGCCATCAATGGTTATCGTACCGACATCTCTGTTTTCAACTTTTTCTATTTTTACTACTTTGTGATTAAAGTTGTTTATTTCTTTTACAAAGGATTTCCAGTTTTTATATCCATTTTCTGATAGTAGCCTGTCCATCTTTTTGTTACCAAACTGATTGACATTTATTTTATTTTGTGTTACACCTACGTCCATCATTTGATTGGATTCACGAACGATATTCATCAATTCATCATTTTCTTCGCATTTTTTCATAGCCAGAATTTTATTCTTAGTGCCGCTTCTGACTATATCAACCAAAATCTGAAGAACTCTAAACGGAAGATTCAATTTTTGATTAGAATACTTAACTCTTTTTTCCATGTTTGCACATCTGATCTCACGCAATTTTGGATCTCTCTTCATTGCTCGTTGTTGTGCAATTCCAGCGTTAATTTTGTAAGATTCTCTGACTTCTGGGTCATGTTTTCTTTGATAAACGGCTATTTGTTGAGCTTTTCTTATATTATAAAGAGCTATTAACCGATCTTCGTCGCTCAAATATTTCCAACGATTTTTTAGCGATTTAGATATCTTTCCGTTCATAGTTGCTTTGTATTCTTCGCTCATGTTTTCCCAAAACTCTTTCTTTTGGGCAGCATGGTATAAGAAGTGATCTTGTTTGTTCATGTAGGTTAGATTTCTTGGATCATTATTATATCTATTGTGATCCTTATGGTGTATTACGGTTTTAACAGCACCGATATTTTCTTCAAGGTATGTAAATTCTTGATGTTTGGAAATTTTTCTGAAAAATTCTCCAACCATTCTATGTGTCCACACCCATGATTTGGATTCATGATCCCAAACTTGTTGATAGTCAGTTGTCTTGCTATTTTTGCCTGAAATTTTTTCATATCTAGTATTAAATGCTATTAAACTATCTTCTGGTAAAATATCCTTAGCTTCAACAAAACCTTTACCAAATACAGGAATCTTGTGATCTGGTGTCACTATCAATGATTCTCCGTTGTCAAGTGTTAGTTTAATTGTTTCAGCGTTTCTTCTCGTGATGCCAGCCCAATTTATAACACCAGGTACAATTTTTCCTGTTTCTGGATCGCATGAATATGCCCAGTTTTCTTTACCCGACTCAAACTCATGTATCAACTCACTTAGGGCGAGTGTTCTGCCATCAAGAAGTGGTATTTTTGTATTTAAATCCAAACACAAAGGATTATATGAACTGTCAACCATATTGGCACCACCGCCTGTTACAGTAGGAATACGTCGTTGGTGCATCTCGTTCTTAACCCTCTCAACGAATTGCATTGCCATGTGACTGGGCATATTACCGACATCAATTTTAAATACTCGTCTTTCTGGTGCTCTTTGGACACGATAGATAAGAACCGCATCTTCAAGTAGTTCTTTTTGCTTGTATACTTTGAATATGTTTTCAAGAATACTCTGACCAAATGGCCAAAAGTAATCCAATCCTTCATTTAGGCTAAGGTGAACAACATGCCTTGCATCAATACATGTTTCATTCATGGCTTGGGCAAATCTTGAATTGCCGGCCCCACCTCCTGCACCACCTCCTGCACCACCATTGGGGAAAGTATAGTTTGTTTGACCAGCATTGCCAGTAGCACGACTTACATAATAATCCTGAGTCGTTTTTTGTGATACCGACATATTTTGAAAGTTAGGATTTATATCCCTTATTATTATTTGTTCTGGACGTTTCCCTTCACTTTCATTAACGATGATTCTTGATACTTTACTTGGTTCTACCCAAAACATTTCAAATGTCTCTGGGTCACGAATGAAGAATTGATCACCGTACTTGATAGTATTACGAAATAACTTGAATATGCGTTGGTCGAGTTTATTCAATTTAGTCCATTGCTGAAGCTGCTTTTTAATGATCTCTACTTCATGATCTGTTGGGTCATCAGTGTATTCAATACTAAATGGAGTTCTATTATCTTCGTTTAATTGAGTGGAAAATTCAGATATAATGTCAAGACATGCATTAACTTCTGAATCTAGGTCCATGTCCTCATAATTCCGATAACGCTCTATTCTATTTGGTTGCCCGGAATATACTTCCGGAAGACGGCTTGCGTAATTGCGGAACGCAAAATCATTAGGAGTATCACCATCACGACCATTTGAGTCAGGCCCATATCCGTCAATTGTGCGGCGACCATAACCGGGTAATCCGAATTGATTTTTGCCAGATATAGGCGATAACTGCCCACCAGCACCAGGCACTTTAAAATATTTACGCCAACTCATAAGATAATGTTCTCCATATAATACCTATTTATACAATTCATATCAGCGCGAATCATATCCATAACTCCCAATTCTTTTTCATTACACCAGCTATTTCATTAGTTGCCCAACGAGGATCATCTTTGGTCGTCGTGAATGTGTTGCCGTATCTATCCTTAGCACTAACTTTACCTTTTATCGCTGCACTTACTAACTCACCACTTGTATATCTCGGATCATCTTTTGATACTTGATGCTTATTACCGTTTTTATCCACTGTGGATATCATATTCTTTCGAACACCTCGCAATTCCCCATTGATATACCTTGGGTCATCTTTTGATATCATTAAATTATTTCCATCTTTATCTTTTACTACGACTTTCCCAACAATCACGGATACAAGTTCACCGGATACGTATCGCGGATCATTCGTTGATACTTGCATAGTGTTTCCGACTTTGTCTCTGACTGTAACTTTATCTGTCATTACTGAAGAGAGTTCACCAGTTTTCAATCGCGGATCATTTACTGATACTTTCATGTTTTTGCCGTTTTTGTCTCTTACAGCCATGGTTCCTTTTGCTACACCAACCAACTCACCCAACAGATAAGAAGGATCATCAACGGACACGCTCATCGTATTTCCATTTTCATCCATTACACTAACTCTTCCTTTGAGCGTGTGAGATAATTCGCCCGAACAATAACGAGAATCATCAACAGATATTTGCATTGTGTTGCCATTTTTATCTCTCACTGGAACTTTACCAACAGATAAAGGCACAAGTTCACCACTAATATATCGTGGATCATCAGTTGATACACTCATGGTATTTCCATCCTTATCTCTGACTGTTACTTTTCCAACAATTACCGATATAAGTTCACCAGATACATATCTTGGATCATTTCTCATTACTGACATCGTATTTCCTTCTTTATCAACAACAGATACTCTATTTTTTAGTGGGTGGGTAAGTTCACCTGATAAAAATCTCGGATCATTAACCGATACGTGATACATAACACCGTTTACATCTTTTACTGGAACCATTCCGGCTGTGTGAAACTTGCCATCGCCATAGGATTTGTTGAGCCATTTTGAATCCGGCACGACTTTAAGTCGCCATAATGTTTTATGTTCCCATTGTAGTGCTTTGTTAGGACAATCAAACGTTCTTCTTATTTCTTTAACATCTGGTTCACCATGCAACTTCCGAAATTCCTCTACGTGTTCGGATGAAGTCCAATAGTTTTTCCAAAACATTTCGGGATCGGCATCTTGACCATACTTGGAGCCGTAATACCAGATATTATGTTCAGTCCATCCAATCAGATAGGTGTAATAAATCGGTTGTTTTTTAATTTTTCGTGCCATGATAATATCTCCTTTGCAGCAATGGCAACGCCATACAAAGATATTTCAGGTATGTTGATTGGTGTAGTAAATACATCACTGATTGCTCCGACATAGCGTTAGAGTCGGTGGATGCTCGACACATCGCGACCGACATTCTATTTATCGCGCTATCGTTGTGATTTTAATATCTGCTCGGCAGTGGAATTTAACTTCCGAGTCATTGAATTTAGGCTTGATAATTGATCTATCTGTGTATTCATTAAACTCACCATTATTTCATTGCCAGAATTGCTATCGGATGGTGATATTGCTCCCGTCGGTTCTTGGGCTGGTTTTGGTTGTGGTGGAGTTGCTTCAAGAGGAGCAGTAGTTGATGCAGGTGCTGTTAGATTACTGCTGCCCATACCCAACATAGATGATAATCCTGTGAATAATCCGCTTGCGCCTTGTGCTGCTCCGCTGATAGTTCCGCCTATCATATTGCCGGCCATTCCACCAAGTCCTGATAATACATCTGGTCCATTTTGCATCGGTCCACCAAATCCTGTGGGTAGTCCCAATGAATTATCACTGATAGTTTGATGGCCGGTTCCTGTGACACTGCGACCAGCCATTCCACCAAGTCCTCTACCCATTCCAGTGATAACTGAACCAAGAACTGGACCGAATCCACCCAATCCTTTCATGCTACCAATAGCACCACCTAATACTTGACCGAGGCCACCTAAGCCATATCCAACACTTCCTCTACCGGGGGTTCTTGTTCTGTATGGTCCATTGCCTGTTACTGATCCAAATATACCACCCAATATTCCTCCTAGGTCTGGCGTGATTGTGTTTGCATTATTCATGCCGTAAGGAGAGTATTTTTGGTTAATCAATGCAGCATCATTGCCGATAGATTGATTAGCAACCAAAGATTGACTTAGGCCCATTCCTGCTGGTTGCATTGACGTAAATGAGTTTTCAATAGGAGGTACATAATTAACCGACATTGCAGTAGGAGGCAATGCGGTGTTTGCTCCGTATGCTTGTGGCATTATTGGGGTTGATCCTAATTCATTTGGAATGGTGTTTAAGGCATCAATTGTTTGATTAGTCGGTTGCTCTCCGTTTGCTTTTTCATTTTCATTTGCTACTTGATTTCCAGATACATTTACCGATTTAGCATTTATGCTCAATGACGCTGCGTCTATCGTTTTCGGCATTGATGGTGCTTCTGCGGTCGTTTCTGGTAGATTCGTGGCAGTTTGTGGTCCAACGAATTCCGGAGACTGAGATTGAGCGTAGTTTGGTAATGGTGGTCCCACTTGTTCCGCTGCCTGCTGCTCTGGTGTCGCCGCGGTCCGTGGTCCTGCCATCATGTCACTGCCACGACGAATCGCTGCAACTGAGTCAAGATCAACCGTTTTTTCAGTAACGCCACCACCCCCTTGAGCTTTGCCTCCCTGATTACCTCCTATGATTTTCAGTTTGCCTGTTTTTGGATCGATGCCTTGTGATAATGCAACATGGTATCCACTACCACCTTTTCTGTGCATCAATACCACATCACCAGCTTGAGATTTGGATTTATCCTTGACTTCCTCGCCGTATTTCATATAATCTTTTGCGCTAGCAGTCTTTAGGCTTTTGTGTCCTGCCTCTTCTAGTGTTGCACTAACAAATCTTGCACACCATGCTTCTGTGTCTTTTGCAATGTCTTTGAATTTTGTTCCTGAATACTGATTTAACCATTTTGTCAATACTCCATTGGAGCCACTGGCGTTCGCTTCGTTTTGTCCTAAATGAGATTTCGCAACATCAATTACGCCTTGCCCCGTCCATGAACCATTGGCATTTGCTGTTTGTGGCGATGCAGCTTGCATAGTTGGGGTTTTATCACTCAGTCCAGCAATTGCTTTTTGTATCTCAGCACCAGACGTTCCGGTGTGTTGTCCGTAATAACTTCTGCCTGTTTCAGCCGTTGCCACCGATGCCCATTCTTTAGCCAAGTTCGTTTGAAATTTTGAAGCAGACATTTTTCCAGATTGATAACTATCCAATCCTCGTTGCTTTAGCAATTCTTCGCCAAACTTATCTTGCATTTCTGGCGTAAAGACATCAGTTTCCTTTGCGCCGAATTTTTTCTTTAGACCTTCCAATGTTGATCTAATAAATTGATATTTTCCTACTGCGGTAGAACTGGCACCTTTGGCCAACATTGAGCTTTGAAGTTGATTTATTTCCGCAAACGTCATCTGAGATATTGGTTTGCTTCCTTTGGCATATTTTCCATATCCAAGAGATACATCATACCCCGAAGCTAAACCATGTTTTTTGGCCGTTTCGTCGCTTGTTCCCTCCCCTTGTGCTATTCTGTCAAGCAATCCCTTAACTCCAACAGTAGATGGTCCACCACTTGGTCCACCACTTGGTCCACCACCTTCGCCACCTGGTCCGCCGCCAGTAACAGCATTCCATGCGCTTTTTGCACCTTCGGCCAAATCGTTAGCCGTTGCACCAACAGTATCTATAGCTTGCCTAAATATACCTTTCTTCTCGCCTTTTTCATCCAAGCTCATCGCGGTTCTGAACTCTTTCTGATACTGTAACATCCATGCGTACATATCAGTCATGATAACGCTATTTGTTCTACAGCATCCACTGATTGATTTTAAGTATATGCTTTGTTCTTCGCCGATTTGAATCAGTTTACTCGTTAATACCGGCATTTCAGAAATAGCGGTGGTTGTGGATTCAGTTTGATTCAATAATTCTGATGATTTGGCATCCGGTGCAGTTTTTGCCCAAGGTCTTCCCATCGGGCGATTATCAGGCGCTTGCATAGTTTGCGGGATGCTTGGGATACTCTCTTTTAGCTTGAGAGCTTCGGTAGCTTGGTTGTATCTTGGTTCACCCGGATTAACCACTTTGCCTTCATAAGTGATTGGCCCATACGGTGTTCCATTACGAGTTTGCCCAGTTACCGATTTCTCATTCGCATCACTACTTTCTTGAAATCGTTGGGTTGATTTGGTATATTGATCAACACCCTCCCTAAATTGTTTAACGGCGGACGTGAGTCCATCTGAATCAACGCCAATTTTATCGGGTATGGTTTGTATGGTAGGCGATTCTATTGGAGCTGCTTGAGGTGCAACTTGCGGTGCAATCAGATCAGACATTTTTCTTGACTTAATTCGTTGTTGAATCAAGTCATCTTCTTTTTTATCAACTTCAATTGATTTTTTCGTTTCTGTCTTTCCCTTGATTGTGGAATCAAGTCCTTCAGCAACATCTCTGCTCGGTTTTTCACCGACAAATTCATACAAACCCTTTGTTACCCTCGCCAAACCTTTTGTTACTGTTGATAGAACATCACCAACGAGAGTCAATTTTTCTGCAAAGGCGGTTTCAGCATCTATTTTGTATGAAGCCGCTTGTTGGAGGTCCTTCTCCATTGAGGTTTGATATTTGGTACGATCATCTTGTTGTTCGGCTTGCTTTTGTTGCGCTTTAACTACTGCATCAATATCTTCTTGGGTTGTCAGGCTAATATTCTGGAGTTCATAACCGGCGGATGGTGCAAGCGCAGAGGAGCCTCCTCGTGCTTGCATTGCGTCAATAAACTTACGTTGCTCCGGCGTAACTTGACTTATGACTTGCTTCATTAAATCAGTAACGCTGGCCCCTGACTTAGCTTTATTAATCAGCGGAGTAAGACCTCCAACCAACGCCATATTGGCCTGTCCGGACTCGGGCGTTCCTAGATTTCCAGCAAGAGCATCTCTAAATCCCTTTGCAATATCAGGTGCTTTTTTATCAAGATAGGCTACGATTGCTTGTATATTGGTTGTATCTGTTCCTTCTCGTTCAAGATTTCTAATAGCCGCCCCATATCTTGACTCTCGTAAAAATGATTCTTGTTGTTTCTGTAGTTCTTTGTTTGAGGCACCCGTAAGTTTTGATAAAAGATCAAGGTCTTTAATATACGCAGTAGTCGCAATTGCCATTTCTTCGCCTTGTAGACGTTGCTGTCTACCGGATTTGGCCTGAATTGACATGTAGTTGGTTGCCGCATCAGCCATAGAATCCACAGTGAAGCCCAGATTCCTGAGTCCATCATTAGTATTAGCTAAAGCCGTCTGAACTGAAGAGAAAGATTCTGCTCCTTCTTCTAATGTTCCGCCATATTGAGCTAACGCTTCGGCATTACTTGTAATCGTTGATTGGAATTTTTCAAGAGATAGTAGGGTACGTGGATATTGGTCACTGATGTCCTTTAAGCCCTTAACACCGATTCCACCGTATTCAGTAAATTCATGCCAAGTTTTAGCTTGTTTCTCGCTTTCCTTTGCTATATCGCTAATTCCCGGCATACTCTTTCGGAATTCATTCACTGCCTTAATGAAGTATTCAGCCGCTTTGTTTGCAAGCGTTCCACCTCTACCAACGCTTTCCGCAAATTGATTCATTCTTTCATCAACTTCTTTAGCACCAACAGATAGTCCTTTTTCTAAGGGCTTCAATAAGTTATCAAGGCTTGTTTGACCTGGACTAATGGCAGAAAGGCTCTTTGAAATCTGCTTTATACCTTTTTCCGTAGCATCTTGTAGTACCTTGAGTCGCTTGGAACTCATATCAAGTGCATCATTGAACTCATCAAGTTCAATCTTGCTCATTTGCAACGGATCATTAAATTTATCTTTATCTGCCATTTTGTTTTCCAATAAATATACAGTATTTATGATTTTTTAAAGGTGACAACAATGAAAACTTTACGTGAAATGATGGATTTAATTGATAAAGAATCATGCGAGGACATGAACGAGGAGGAAGTTAACGAAGAATCAGAGGAGGATTCGTTTGAAATTGCCAAACGAAAAATAGAAAATATGCAATCTTACTAAGATAGTATAAATAAAGATACCAATCGCGGTACTGGACATACCCATTGGTTCTAACGCTATCTGAGGAGCATCAGCATGTATATTTATACATCACTATCAATAGATGAAATATCTTCTTGTGGCGTTGCCATTATTCAAAAGGAGATATTATCATGGCAAGAAAAATTAAAAAACAACCGATTTATTACACCTATCTGATTGGATGGACTGAACATAATATCTGGTATTACGGCAGCAAATATTCCAAGAATGCTGACCCCGAATTATTTTGGAAGAAATATTTTACTTCTTCCAAACACGTGAAGAAATTCAGAAAAGATCACGGTGACCCCGACGTAATTCAAATACGAAGAACATTTGATTGCCCATTTAAGGCAAGATTGTGGGAATGCAAAACATTATGGCGATTGAAAGTCGCGCCTAATCCAAAATGGTTGAATAAGTCCTATGGTGACGGCAAATGGCATACTATTGGGTTGGTTAGTGTCCGAGACAAAAACGGAAAAACAATGCAAGTATCGGTAGATGATCCTCGGTATTTATCAGGTGAGTTAAAGAGTGTCATGTCAGGAAAAATCGCTGTTATAGATACTTTCGGCAATATTATGCAAGTTTCAACCAATGATCCTCGCTATTTGTCCGGTGATTTGATTCCATTGACAACGGGAAAAGTCGTAGTAAAAGACGAATGTGGCAATACTTTCAGAGTATCAAAGGATGATCCTCGCTATTTGTCTGGAAAATTAGTTAGCGTTCATATCGGTAAAATGGTATTAAAAGACGAAGAGGGAAACAGATTACACGTATCCACTGATGATCCAAGATATATTAACGGAGAACTTACTAGTCTGACTAAGGGAAAAGTTACGGTGAAAGATAACAATGGCAATACACTCAGTGTGGACATCAATGATCCAAGATATTTATCCGGTGAACTGGTCGGCGTGTCCAGCGGGCAAGCAACGATCAGAGATAAAAACGGAAATATATTCAATGTTGCCAAAAATGATCCAAGATATGTATCGGGTGAGCTGGTCGGAACAACCAAGGGGAAACTAACAGCAAAGGACAAAGATGGAAATAAATTTCATATCAGTAGAGAGGATCCAAGGTACCTTTCTGGAGAATTGGAACATGTTCACAAGGGAGGAATAACAGTAAAGGATAGATATGGAAATAAATTTCATACCACTAACGATGATCCACGATGGGAGACGGGAGAAATAGTTGGCATAAGAAAAAAGAATTGGGAGTTATGGATTTAAAATTACTCTGTTTTTTAATTCATAAATATACATCAAAGGAGTTATTATGACAACAAATCCACTTAATCAATATTTTCGTGTCCCCAAGTTAGCCATTGCATTACCAAGTAGAGGACAATTTTACCCCGAAGGTGAACTTGATATTCCACCGAATGGGGAGATTCCTATCTACCCTCTTACCGCCGCCTTAGAGATGATATCACGCACCCCTGATTTTTTATTTAATGGGATGGCGCTAGTAGAAATAATCCAAGGTTGTGCTCCAAACATCAAGAATGCATGGAATCTTCCAATTTGTGATCTTAATGCACTACTAACAGCGATCAGGTTAGCAAGTTATGGCCCAGAAATGGAAATCGGCACGACATGCCCCGCGTGTTACACATCCGACACAATCAACGTTGATCTTCAAACTGTATTAGGATCAATGCAACCAGTAGATTATAGTCAGCCACTAGAAATGGGTGATCTATCGTTTTCATTTAGACCACTAACGTACACAATGTTGAATGATGTCAATCGTTCCAATTTTTTTGATCAACGCACACTTGATGCTATATCCGGTAATAGCGAAATGGAAGACGAGGAACGAGCAAAGGCGTTGGGTGATGCTTACAGAAGAATTTCAGATTTAACTATGAGAAGTATTGCCCATACTATTTCTTCAATAACTACCCCATCAGCCATTGTTGCTGATTTTGAATTTATACTTGAGTTCTTAAAGAATTGTCCCAAAGCTCAATATACTGCTATCCGCGATCACGGAATTGATGTCCGAAAGAAATCTGACCTAAAGCCATTAGACGTGATTTGCCCACACTGCGAACACGAATATACACAGGAGTTTACGTTGGATATATCCAATTTTTTCGAAGACGCCTCTTAGGTGATCCCGCAAAGGTTACTGACATCATTGACAAAATGAAGAAGGAGGCGAGAGATATAGCAGCGGATGCTATTAAGACTACATGGTATATGAGAGGAGGAATGAGTTATTCAGAAGCTATGATGCTAAGTTATGATGACAGAATGACAGTTAATGAATTGATCAAGGACAATCTCGATGTGACGAAACGGACGGGCCTCAACTTTTTTTGATATTATTAGCGAATATGATATTAAAGCACTCTATTCTGAGTGCTTTTTTATGCCTGAAACAATGTCATTTTTGATACTGAATTTTAGGCATAGGAATCCATAATGTCAAAAGGATTATTCTATTACTATTGATAATGTTTGATTGTATTGATAGATTAAAGATGAGCTAAAGCTCATCTGCTTCGGTGATTCACTTCGTTCATCACCTCGCTTTATTTTCTTACGGTTAATTAGCTTTAATTAAGATAGATATAATGAATTATGTTTCATTATGTTTTTGAAGAGTGTTGTTATAATCAATTGTCGTCGGATGTCTCTCTTAGATTCTTCGCTCAATCTTGCCCTTACGGGCAAGAAGAACAATTCTACCCCACAAAGGAAGTAAAGAATTCAAAAAAACATGCTTGCATGTCATCTCTTGAGTTCGAATCGCACATCAGTATTAGAGAATTCATTACTTCATCCTTAAGTAACAACGGAGGCGGTTGTGCTGTACCCCCTATCTCAGTCTTGGCTCACAACGGAACGTGGTTATCCCCTACCGACTACAAAGATAACGCACGTGAGGGTTGTATCTGTTTCACATTGCCCTCATCATTCAGACCCTAAAGTTAGGTCCTAACTGCTTAGTAACGACAGCCCTGCCCTGCAATTACTAATAGCGTGACACCCAAGAATCCGACGGCAATGAGCATAACTCAGCAGTCTCAATGGGGGTGGATACTCGTTATTCCGCTTCCACCTAAGAGTCTTATTTTGTTGAGGGCATCAGATATTTATGGTAGCTCCGGTACTCACGGAATCTAGCAGTCCAATCTCATCTACTTTCTGTTTCGGGCGCGTCATCACGACGTGGCCGGGTTTTCACTGGAAACAGTTTCGAGTCCATAAACGGGAATCTGATGTTAGAAATTCGATTTCAGCCGAACCCCAAGGACCGTCATTTATTCGCGACGGGTCGATTATCCCCTCAGTGTTATTATTACGATTACATTTTGCACATACCAACTAAAAATTCAAAGTAATTAAATAACTACTCGGTTGGAACAATAGTAGCACAGAGTGCCAAACTATCGTGCATTAAGGAATCCGTTGTACCCGGATACCCTATCACCGTATTACACAGTGATAGATTTAATTTGATGCCTGTTTTTTGATGCCTTACTTAAAGATGCCTTACTAATTTCTATGCTTGTATAGTAATATATATCACTACAATGTGTCAAGTGTTAATTTTACTTTTTTCTTTTAATTCTTCACATACAGAACGAACAACATCGGCATTCATTTGCCAAAACTCACTTGAGTCCATTATTATCCATTCTCCATTTTTTTCGCTGTTGTATGTAAAGTTATTTATAAACTTCATGTCAGCGTGATATTTTTTTACAGCAATGAATGTGCCTTTGCGATTGATCTTGAACGCAATAAAGCTAAAATCATCCTTATCTGCCACGATTAGGCACTGTTCAATCCATGTATCAAGAATCTTCACTTCACCGCTGAATAGCTGATGAAACGGGAAATCGGCGTATGATTTGCACTCACAATTCCAATTAACCCAAGTATCAGGTGGAATAATATCACCCTTGAAGGTTTTTGCTTGATTCTCATCCAATTTAGCTTTTCGGACGATGTTTTTACCTCCGACGAATGCACCTGAATTGGGCACACGAATAAAAGGAGAACCGAATAATTCTGATAAGAACGTAGAATAAGCTCTTTCAAAATTTGATCCTTTTGTTTTTGATTTGCTTGACATTGTTGCATATTTAGCAAGCATGAAAAAGGCGGTTAAATTTAACCGCCTTTTTAAGAAGAGAGATAGATTTAATCTTCTTTCCAACTATCGCTTAGTTTCAAGAATTCTTGTGGTGATAGAATGTTCGTTACGTTGGTGCCACATGGAGTATGTGCTGAATCATACATTTTTACTGCATCTGCTGAAGAGGTTGCAAATGCGGTTTTCGCTTTTTCCATATCTTCGGCGATGATTTTATCAGTAATAGCTCCCTCATTCAAAAAATTATCAAGAGAATCTTCGTACACCTCGTTGATTTTTTCTGCGATAGTCTTTAGGTTCTTTTGGTCATTGAAGATGTTTCCATTGTCATCCAAATAATCAATCAGATTAGCATAATAACCATGGCATAGGCTGGACATTTTTGCACTTCTTACCATTATTGGATCATTATTGGTGACCTTATCTTCTCCGCAACCGATGAGCGTAGATGCAAGAACCGATGCAATGATGATTTTTGTATTCATGATGTTGTTTCCGATTAAAGTAATTTAAGAAATGCGTATTATACAGAAAGATTTGAGAATGTCAATGATTATTCAAAAATAATTATTCACGGCGATATGATGATCAATGCCCCATGATTTATAGGCATCATTGATATCATTGACGTATCTCGGTGATGGTGTTCCAGAACGATGGCCGTTCATCTCGTAAAAAAAGAACTCTTCATCATCTTGAATATAATCTACCTTGGTGTAATAGATGGGAAATCCCTCGTATATATCAAGGGATTCTTCGCATTCTGGTGTAATCTCCCAAAGAACACCGTGAACAATCGCGCCATTCTTTGGTTCAACCGATGCATGACTGTAAAAAACAAGTTCCCAATCACGAAGAATAATGGGACGAATTGGTTGAGCATCGGGGCAACGAATCCTCATTGAATCCTTGTTGATATTCGCCCCATAAGCGAAGTATAATTTAGACATTGTCTTCCTCGATAGTTAAGGAAGACAATTATACAGAAAAATTTTTATGTTGTCAACTATTATGTTAGTTCTTTTCTGAAGGATTCCCAAAATGATTGATTGTTATCTACCAGATCAGATAATTCTTCGAAGGAGTACAAGGATGTACGACGACCCCCAAACGCATATTCGGCGAGTCATTGCGTAGCAGGACGTTTTGGGGCATAGAGGTGGTTATCCCCGCCGTTTCTCAGATAAAAAACACTTGACTTCTTGGTCAGGTAATGATAAAATTATCACATCAGTTGAAGAACTGATAAATAAAAACAGTGGCGTAGCAATTGGGTGATGAAATAAGCACTCATGGGATGCCCGGGTAGTATATGCTCGTAATTGTAGCGATATTATTAAAATCGCAAGGCCTAACGGCAATAGGGCGGGGTACGTCCGAATTAATGCACGTGGAGGTATGAATAACCTCAATTATTGCAGATTTAATATCCGTGAGTAATTGAGATACCGATGAAACGTAGAACTCAAGAAGTCTATCGGATATAAAACGAGGTCTTACCAAACGAGGTAGGACACCGAGTGAAGGTATGACAGGCGGGGATGCCAAGTATCCAATTGTTCTCACGCGATTATGATACATTTTGTCCGCTAATTTAAAATTTAGACCTGCCGCTGTGGTAAAAATAGTCATATCGGCATCTTTATATTTTGGATTCGCGGCAGTAGTAGCGACGAAATTTGATATGGCGTCTTTTGTGGTTAAATCCTCCATTACTAAACTTCGGAATTTAATCTGAACAGTGTGAGGATTCCCGTCATGAGAGATGCCATATCCATCAATGCCCATATCTGGTCCATTCTTTTTTACAGAATGTGGGCGATAATTTTTGATGTTGATTCGCTTATCAATTGGACTATTTTTGATGAGGACCTCAATGAACGCTTCAAAGCCCTCTCCTTTGTACTTGTCTGAAGTCCATCCCATTCCGTGTTCTTCCTTGCTTTGTTTATCCAACCGATTCATAAATGTGCTTAATTTTTTACATCCTTTAAGGAGTTTATCCTTATCGTAACAAATATACTTGAATCTATGGTACATGAGTCCTCTGGTGTTGTTTGTTGAAATTTTGTTGTTTAGTTTTTACTTGTAGTTGGGTAATTTTTTAATCATTTCTTGGGAAATGGTATATGACCCCTTGACTTTAAGCAATTTCCTCACTTCTTGTTGAATAACATCTGATACTAACCATTCTGCCAACTTATTTGCTTCATCCTCGGATGAAGATTCAAGCGCGAGAACTTTGTGGCACCATAAAATTCCGTCATTTTTTATAACAGCAGTATTAAAAAGTCCTTTGGACGGCTCGGTGTTGAGTAAAACGAACCAAGGGCTAGTTGAATTCATCGACTTTTTTACTTGCTTTGTAACTTCAGTTCTGTATTTTTTATAAATTATCTTGTTGCCTCTGTGTATGGCGTAAATTCCCGTTACGCCATTGGGGTCTTGATTTATAGAGGCAGTGAGGCTGATCATTCCTCTTATGGGAGTCGGTAGCCTTGCGTTATCGGGTAGTATTTCTTCATATTGAAAAGAATCCTCGACGATATCATTGATTTGATCTTTAGATGCAATAATATATCTCATATCCGGTACGC